AGTTAGACACCGTGATCTTACACGATCCCGCAGCGACCGCTGTTACAGTAACACCATACTGAGCCGAGGTAAGCCCTGACGCGAAGCACACATGCACAACGTCGGTTGCGTCAATATAGCTATTGGTCAGCGTGAACTCATTGGAGCCGTGGCCCGATATCGCAGTAGTAGCAGACAACGTGATCTGGCCGCTGACCTTGTTCAGCGTAACCCCGGTAGTACGGCTTGTAGCCTGTGTGACCGTGCCGCCCGTACCCGACCCGCCGTAGCCAAATGGGGCGGTAACCACCACTTCACCCGTACCGTTAGGGGACAGGGTCAGGTTCTGGTTGGTCGTTATGGTAGATAGAATACCGCCGTTGATACCAACGCCATCAGCAATAACCTTGCCGGTACCTTTAGGAGTCAATGTAATGCTTATATTAGCATCGGTGCCATCGGCAGTGAACGTCGTGCCAACCAGATCAAGGTGCGCAGCGGCATTAACAGTGCTGAATGTGGTGGCATCAATAGTGGTAAACTGGGCCGTTGGAATTACCACCACACCCGTACCGTTAGGCGTCAGAGTGATATTACCGTTTGTATCAGTGGATGAAATTGTGTTGCCGTCGATCTTGATATTATCAACCGAGATTGACCCTGTGCCAATTTTCAATGCGGTTGCGACGCCGGTGCCGCTATAGACAACCTTCTCAGACGCAGCAGGCCCGCCATCCACATGCAGCAGTTGGCTGTAGGTGTCCTTAATCTTATTACCGGTAAGGTTAGTGGGCATGGAAGACTCCTACATAAAAAAGTAGATAGGGGCCGAGGCCCCTATCCATTAGGAGACCGTTGCGCTGAACGGTGTAGCTTCAGAGCCGGTAGCGATAACCGTACCGGTAACACTGAAAAATCCAGCTGCGACATCAACGATGTTGATGCGTTCACCGATCTTCACCGAACCAGTGGTGGTGCGGTTCAGAGTAATGGTGTCGCTTGCAGCCACAGTACCAAAGGTGGTCGCGGTACCATCGGCGTTATCAACCACGGTCAGAGACCCGGAGAGAACGTCGGTAGCGTTAGCAACCTTGACGACGTGGCTGTTACTGGTGGCAAGAGCTTTCGTGACGAACGTGTACACGTTGCCCGTACCAGTAGCTGCGGGGAGGGTAACCGTCGAACCGGTGGCGGTATCCAAAGCGATGATCTTACCGGCATGGGAGGCGGCGGTCACAGTCAAAGTCGAACCGGCGGAAACCGGAACAGCAATGCTGGTAACCGTACCAACCACGAGGCTATCAACCTTCACTTCAATAGCGCGTAGGTTAGACTGCGTAATACCCGTATAGAGAGCCATTTTCTATCTCCTATGAAGGAGTGGGGGCCGAAGCCCCCACCGGATTACGAGCTAGGGATGCTACCCTGATCGGCGCCCATGTCGATCACAGCGAGCTGAATCTTCACACGGGCCGTGTCAACGTTGCTGCTGTTCATGGTCAGCAGCACGTTGGTAGCAGCCGTAGCAAGATAAGCCGCAGTATCGGCATAACCGCCAACAGTACCAACCGTACCATTCAGATCGAAACCGTCGATCCAGAAGTCGGTGGTGCCGCCGCCGACACCAACGTCAATGTTGGCAGCAGCGCCTTCGGCCTTCACCAATGTCGCAGAGCCGTTCAGAACGAACGTACCCTTTGGCAGCGTGAAAAGGACGAGGGTGTCGGTGGAAGCCAAAGCAGCCACACCAGCAGCCGAACGAGCAGCCGCGATCTTGGCAAAGTCAAGATCAATTTCGACTACCGTGAAGCGGTTGGTGTAGGTGGACGGGTAGGCCGTGGAGCCCTTGTTAAAACCATACGAGTCGGTAAATGCGGTCATTTCAAGTGCTCCTTATGCAAAGGTCACAACGGCCTGAGCCAGAGCTTCTGGCTTCACGACCTTGTACCCATAGACCTGAAGGCCACGGATGATATTACCGAAGGTCGTCTCCGAGCGGATCGTTTCCATTTCGGTCATCTGAGACGCAAAGGTAAAGCCCATCTTATGGCCACTGATGATGTTGTACTTCCCGCCAGAATCAACCTTCAGATTGTGGCTGACATACAGCGTGAAGCGATCCACCATACCGAGGCGACCATTGCGGATCACCGAAGTGGTGTCACCGGCAAGCGACGCGTCCTTCAGTTCGGACTTCTTGATCAGGCCAGCCATGCGGGCCGGGATCACCAAGAAGCGACCCGCTTCCGGGGCATTCGCCTCATCAAGCACGGTACCAAGGTCAACGATCAGGTCAATCACTGAAGCCGTGCCACCAGCGCCATCCTTGGTCACGGACAGCGGGGAAGCCGTCGAGCCAAGGTTAAACGCAGAAGACTGAGCACCGGCAGTACTACCTTTGTTACCACTGGCAATATCAGGCAGCACATCGGTCAGCACACGCTGGTCGATCTTGATCTTCATCTGCTCAGAAGCATCCTTGGTCCACATGTCCATGAGCTTCACATCAGACTGCACGCGATCAATATCGTCCTCAACGCAAGCAAAGTATTCACCCTTGTCGATCAAGAGTTGCAACTTCGGCTTGTCGGGGTTTTCCACGACAAGATTCTGACCCTTCACATAATCACGGATCGTGATGTTCGGGATCGTGCGGATGTTAACAGTATCACCTTGACTACGAATTTCACCTTCGTAGTCAGTGTTGGAAATAGCCGCGAGAACCGTGGCATCATAGAAGTTCTCGATCAGCTTGCCGCTCCAAATCTCAGGGATAAAGTTCCCAGAGTAGTTTGGGCGACCCGGTGCGACGGGGAAAGACATGTTGGGTTAACTCCATTCAACCATTTGCGACAATGCGATTTTCCCGCTGTGCAGCGAAAATATCGCGCTCGATTCGGTCGCGTTCGGCTTCCCGACCCCGATAAACTCCTTTCCGTACATTATCAAAGAACTTAGCGATGTCCTGAGATGAGTAGGTCTTGGTGTTGCTAGAAGTAGCAGAAGCGCCACCGCTAGAACGACCCCGACCCGGAGAGACTTGCCTATCAAGTTCGGATGCCTGCGCAGCCCGAGTTGGTTGAGCAACAGATTGACCGCTGATTACCTGCCAAGTGGAGAAGATACTGGCCACACGATGAACATCAAGACTACGCTGAGCATCCTCAAGGTAGGTCTGACGGGTCAGCCCCGTCAGTGGGTCAACCTCAAGCAACCAGTTGTGGAAATTTTGGTTTGCATTGGTATCCCTCCAACGAGGGACTGCAGCCGTAAGGTCCGACCAAAAGGTTTGCTCAGCCGTTGCAGCTTGCCTTTGAGCCACTTGCTCAACACGAGGTAGAACGCTGGTCTGCATCTGACGAACCATATGCTCCAACTCGGCAATCCGACGGCTGGCCGTCGAAACTTCCTCTTTGGTCACACGACGCATGACCTCAATGGAATCACCGTACTCCTCAACATCCTTGTCAGTTACCAACCGCTCTGCTGCCGAAGCAGCAGTCATAGGCATGGGCTGACTAGAAAGGCTAGACAACAACTGCTCAAGTTGCGAAAGCCTAGTATTTAACTGCTGATTATCCGCCCTAAGACGGCCCGTATCGGCGTTATACATACCCTGAAGGGTACGATACCGCTGTTCAAAGGCTAGCTCAGCAGCGTCTCCCGTGGTATCCGAACGTCGTTGCTCGTTCGACGCGGATTCAGGTGCATTATTCTCGGCACTGTCGGCTTGCGTATGCTGTACTTCAGGCGCACCCGCAGCTCCTACCGTTTCGGTAGCCGCAGCGTCGGTGTTACCTTCTTCATACATCTTGGAAATAGCCTCAGACTGACGACGAACCTGCTCAGGAATGGTCACTAGAACGCTCCTCTCGGTGTGCGTGGCTGAACGGTCAGCTACCCCTAACGGGATTTTGCCGCCAATTCGGGGGAATTCTGCAATATTTTGCACAGCTCTGTCAACACCTGACATCTACCCTGGGCAACGCCCACGGCTGGCTGGGTCACATTTGGCAACTGCTCAAGCTCACGCACCCGCCACTCCTGCAACCACTCCATAAAGGGCGGGTGCTGGCGGGATATAGAAGCTAGAACCTTTACAACGTCCGGTGAGGGCCTAATCAACCTGCAGTACCTGTGTTTTGATTGCGTACTACCGCAGCCCCAGCACCGCCAGCCGGATTACCGGCCTGATCAAGCGTCTTTGGGGCCGCACCACCCTGTTGAGCCGAAGCGGGCGGCTGCGCCTGCTGAGCAAGGGCCTGTATACGGGCTTGATAATCCAGTCGCTCACGAGAGGGCACAATGTCCTCAGCGGGCATCTGAAGCCCCTTAGCCACTTCGCGTAGGATGGCCGCACGCCCGTCAACTCCAATAATCTGCATATCGAATTCGTTGGCAGTAGCATTGAGGAACTCAACACGACGAAGGTTGACCGTCTCACGAACCGCAAGGTTAATAGCACCACGCGGTATAATTTGCGCGTCACCCTTGATAGACTCATCCGGGTCATAACGCATGTTATAAACAAACTGTCGCTGCACAATCGGCTTGGTCACATTTGTGTCAATGTGCATAACCACCTGCCGAATGCTCTTACCAGCGGAACCCATCAACATGGACAGGCCAGAGGCCGTACGACCAGCGCCCTGCACGTTGGTATCACCATAGATGTAGGCCGGGATGCCAGAGTGATCGTCAGCCAGTCGGCTGAACCGCTCATAAACCCCCATCAGGGTAGCTGCATTGTCATTGGGCTGGTTGAACCGCACCGCCGGGGCAGAAGACCCCAGTGGATCATTCAGCGTCTGCCAAATCTTCCATGGGTGAATCTGTGTAATATCTTCGTTTGGCGGGATACGCTCAAGGTTTACCTCGACCTGCGGGCCAGAGGCAATGCTCATGTTATTCACCAAGGCACGGGCTGCGGCATTGCAGATATTCTGCAAATCCTCAATGATCTCGGGGATTCCCCGACCCCAGAACGCGCCGGGCATCTTGATAAACGAAGTCTTTACATAAGGCTTTTCGCCCAGCGGGTCATAGTTCAAGATGGCCTTGATGACATAGTTGCCTACGAGCCATGCGTTGGCGTCGTATTCCTTCGCCTCATCAGGCACCTCAGAAGCATCCATACCCCACTCACGGAGCATCTTGCCGCTGACCTTACCCCAGAACTCAAGAGCATCGAACATGT